TGTGTTGAGCTTACGTCCTGCTGCACCTTTGAACTTGTTAATGACAAACTCAATCAACTCATTCAGTGGTGCTGGTCCACTAGCTCTACCGCCAAAGGTCTTGAGTCTAGCTCCCGCAGGTCTAACCTTTCGTAAGTCCCACTTCGGTATCTCACCAGAGTACAGCAGTGCTATGACCTGACGTAATGCCTTAGCCCAACCTTCCTTACTATCAGCAACAACGATAGTAGTGTCTGACTTGAATAACTTCTCAGGTATCTCAGGTAGCTTGTCAACATACTTATGCTCAACACTGAAGCCTACACCAGTGCCACACAGTAGGATATACATAGCCTCATCGAATGCTTTAGGATCATCAACAGGCAGATAACTACAGTTGTATCCTGCTGTATTGTCCCTGTCCAGAGCCTTACCTGCTGACATGATAGCTCTCATAGAAGGTACAACCTCTAGGTTCTTGATAGCCTCACGCATCTCTGAGTCTGTCTCCATCGGGATCACATAGTTATACTTAGTCTCCAGATGGTTCTTCATGAAGTCCATGTATCTATCGACTGTCTCAAACCAGTTCTCTCTACGTCCTTCGTCCTGCACAAACCTACAGTATCTGCTCTTAGCAATATATTCTTGGTAAAAATCCACTAAATTTCCTTTCGTAACATTTCATATTTATCTTCAACAACATCTTCAAAACGATCAAGTATGTCTTCCGAAGTCAGGTCCAGAAGCTCAATCAAGTCAAGCTCATCAAACTGCATAAGCTTTTCTTTTAATTCAACAAGCGTCAGGTTCACAGTGATTCTCCATATCTTCTATCTCCATCAGTACTAGAGTGCAGTACCCAGAGATATCTCTCCATGAGTCATCATATAACGGATCACCATTAAGTATTCTAGCTAACTTGTTTGCAATCAGGTCGAGAGATTCCTTCATGTAGTCAGGCATGGTAGCGTAGTTAGGTGAATACTTCATGACTTGTTTTAGTTCTTGGCTGATCTTACTGACCATATGATACTGTCCGTAAGTCTGCGCTCTTTCATCTAGTACTTTTTCTACTTGCATATTTCTTCCTTAGATAATTTAAACTGATCGGCATCTCATCAAAGCTACCATTGTTTACCTCGTTTAACATCCAAACTCCTGACCAGCTACCATTTGTCTGCGGAGTTAAGTAGTCCTCGTCATGTTGGTAACAGATACCAGCAAAGATTCCTGTAATGCTAGAACCGTCTGCCCGTTTACTAAATGATATAGCTCGGTCTTGAACGTGTCCCATAATACAACTCATGTGCTTCTTCTGTAATAGTAAACCAGGATTACTAACTGGTCTACCCATAACGCCCGATGTAAAGTAGTGACTGTATGCAATATTATTTATGATTTTTACATCCAAAAAGTCTTGCACTTCCCAACCATACTGCTTGAGATTGAAGTCGTTGTATCCTATCAAACCTTCTAGTTTCCTATCAGATTCGATAGCTCTCTCTATTCGTTGCTCGTGATTACCAATTAAAAAAACTAACTTAGGGTTCCATGTTTTCTTTCTGTTTCTCTTTAACCTATTGATTTCATTGACAATTGGTTTCATCAATTTGTTCATCGCTAGGTTTCCGGCAGTGATATCAGACTGGTACGTCCGTCCCTCGAATGCTTTCTTACCGACATCGTAAATAGAAAGGCTCGGCATGTCCCAGTGATCTCCGAGATGGACAATAACTTCTGGTTTCTTTTCTGCTGCGTATTTCCCGACCCACTCTAAATGCTCAGTAGGATAGCCAGGTTTGCATTGCGTATCAGGAATGACTAAGTGTCTCATGCTTCTCCTTTAGCAGTCGTATGAAGTATTCTGCATCAATAACAGCCAGTGGTTTAGAGTGGTTCTGTTTAACTACTACAACAGGTTCTCTATCTTCTGGACAGTTGTCGGCAGCTTGGGAATAAAAGGCATACACAGCGAGAGAGCTTCTTGACTTACACTCTACTGATATGCCTAACGTATCTCCTGCTTCCTGAGAAAACAGTATGTCTTCCCCACCTGCTCCCATACTGGTTGATCTTACATCGGACCTGGAAAAGTTGAACCTGTCCAAAATTCTGTCTCTAAACCATTGCTGGAGTTTTCTTCCTTTGGCTTTTGCGCTTTGGGTTTTGATTGTTTTCTCCTTATGTCTAAGAACTTATTCAATCTAACCCGCTTCACTTTAGTAATCATGCCTTTAGGTATTTGCATTCTTGAGTTAGACTGATCGTAGGATATAGCAGCAGCAATACATATAGCGTTATCATCTTCCGCTACTACGAAACCTATACTCAACACAGGATGCGCTTCAGCTTTCTCAATGGTTTCCCATCCAGATTCTGACACAGCATCCAGCCATTCAATATATGCTATCTCTGGGAAATCTTCGGTATCCAGATCTCTCCAGCTTTTCTCCGTATCCATAGTAATTGCGCTCTTTCAGTTAGTAACTCAAGGTTATCCTCATACGCTTCTAAAACCGTAGCGAATAATTGTCTCTCGTTTTTACAGTCTTTCAGTATCTTCTCGGCTTTAACGGGACCTATGCCCTGCAGTCCAGGAATGTTGTCCACTCGATCGCCGGTCAATATCTGAAGATAAAAATTCTTGATGGCTTTCTTCTCAGTAATGTAATAAAGATTGTCCTTAACAAAGTTGTAGTGCCATCCCCGCAACATATCAAGGTCTTTATCTAACGACATGATGCAAAAGGCTCCTGCCTTCATAGTGTAGGCAGCAATACCAATTGCATCATCCGCTTCTTCCCCTTCGCTTAACTCGAATCCCCACTTATCAGTAAGGTACTGACGCAGAGCTTCGTAGTGGTTAGGCTTTCTCGCGCCACTACGATTCCCCTTGTACTCTTTCTCGTTAGCTATCTTGTACCGGAAGTTGGTCCTACCAGTGATGTAACCTGAAAAGTCATCCACATAGGTCGGTGAAAGGAGTGACTCTATATAATTACCCATGCGACTGACTGCAAACTTCTCATCGTCATCATCACTGGCAAAACCAATTCGATACACTAGGATATCACCGTCTATCAGTGCTGTTGCATTATTGAGAGACGGCTTACCCATTACAACGCTTCTGCTGTTGTTTCCTCATCAGCACCTTCTAAGGTATATTCAACCAAGTCAGTCACTGTGATCGCAGAAACACCTGCGTTGATATTACCGTTAAACTTGTTCTTGTAAGGCTTAATAACAGCAGTACACTTGGAGCCGTTACCAATCAATACATTAACAAGTTCTTCACCTTCGGTATCAAACGCTTTAATAGGATAGTTTGAAGACTTAGGTGTGATGTAATACCCTTTTTCTTCGCTGTGGTTTACATCTAACATCGCCTGATCTTGCAGTGCTTCAATAGCCTTCTCAGACAGATTACAAATTTCTAATTGGTACTTATGGGATAGCTTGTTTGGTGTAGCCAAGTTTGCCCACATTACGTCACCTTTAATTTTTACTGGCTTCATTTAGTTTCCTTTAACTTTAGTGTGTAGTTGCCCAGTTTAATCCTACTTTGAATTCCCCGTCCAAAGGGCAACGTAATTTTAGACGGATTCCTGCTTGACGGATGGATTGTACCGCAAAGTATCCAACCGTTTCTGCATCTTTCTCAGTTGTTTCAATCTGCCATTCATCATGCACATTGGCAACAAACCGAGCATCCATATTAGCATGGATTAACTTTCTGTTCAACATTATTAATGCTTGCTTCATAACTATTGCACCGGCTCCCTGAAGCAATGTATTTAGTGCTGAATGTTGGGATCGGACAATCAACCTACGACCATCCAATCCAGGTAACCATTCCTTCTGAGCTAACCTGCTCACCTTGTCCTTTAACTTCTGCAAGGCTGGCGTATTCTTTAAAAAGCTATCAATCAATCGTTTACCTTCTCGTTCACCGCCTCCTACAATTTGACCAATCTTAGCAGAACCAGCACCATAGAGAAACGCGTAGATAAACGTCTTGGCTTGATCCCTGTCAGTCAGTCCTGCTGCTTGCATATTAGCTGTGTGTATATCACCGCTGAGTATCTCTTTGGTGTAGTTTCTATCGTCCATATAGTGTGCAAGCATTCTGAGTTCTAATCCACTAGCATCAGCACCCAGTAGTACATTACCGTCTTCTACTGTCCACACTGATCTACACTCCTCACCATACTCACTACCGACACGCGGGACTTGAGCTAGATTAGGTTTACTGTGCGTCATTCGTCCCGTGATCGCTCCGTTGGTTCTGACCTTACAGTGTACCCGTCCCCTTTCAGATACATTTTCAATCCACGACTTAACTTGAGCCACCCGTTTCTGAAGGAGTAGATATCGCAGAATAGGTTTAGCTTGAGGGATTCTAACAGTTTGTAATACTTTCTCATCGACAATGACTGATCCTTTCTCAGTGTGCTTTTTTGGTTTCCATCCGAGACCCATAAGTCGCTCCGCTATTTGCTTGCGGGAACCTGGATTAAATACTTCTACTTTATCCTTCAATCGCTTACCTGTCTTGTCGCTATATCGCTCAGTCGTAATCGGTTGAAAGACCTGCTGTAGTTCTTCTTCAATGTCCATAAGGCTTTGTTGCCAATCAGACAGCATCGTCATACACTTCGGTACATCTAGTTTAAATCCGTTTTCTTCTTGCTTTTTAACGACAATAGCGACCTCATGCTCAAGATCAATTGACTGACCCCAGTCCAGTAAACTAGAACTAAGATGTGTAAATAGTGCATGAGTAATCTCAACGTCTTGTATGCAGTAGTCAACCATGTCTTCAGACAAACCACCATCGAAGTCACTGAAGTCCCCTTTTTTTAGCCCTAGTCTCACGCCCCATGCGTCTAATGAATGTCCTTTTTCTAATACGGGGTTTAATAACCTTGACATTATCAACGTGTCTTTTAATGGGTTTGAGTCCGTATTCAAATTCCACAGCTTCTTCAATACTGGTAAGTCGAAGCTGATGATGTTGTGTCCAATCAATAGGTCTTCCGAACTTATGTATTGTCGTAATCCGTTTGCTGCTTTCCATACCTTGACCTCCCCTGAGTCTATATCCTTAGTAACAGCACACCATATCTCGGTGGCATCTAAACCGTCAGTCTCAATATCAATCGCTATTCTTTTCATAGAGCATCCTCATCGTGTTTTTCAGTCATCCTGCCTGTCTCTCTATTGTAAAGCAAATTACAAGCAGGTCCTGTCATCCCGCAGAAACGGTTCTTTAACACTCTAACTCTAGTTGTATGCCTATCCTCTTCGTTCTCTGCCTGACCATTACGCTCTAGTCCAAGAATGATGTTAGGGACTTGACCTAGAATAGCACTACCTCTTAACTGACTCATCGATGTAACCGCGCCTTCCTCATGACCTTTACCTTCGGGACGTTTCAGATGCGACACAGCAAACAAACAGATTCCTGTTTCCTGAACTAACTCTCTAAGTTTAGTCATGATTGAATCCAGGTTTCTTCGTTCATCACCATACTCTTGAGAACTGACCACTATCGACACATGATCTAAAAAGATATATTTACAGTCTAAAGCCTTCGCCATATAACGAACTCTATTGACTATGCGGTCAACCTCACTTGATCCGAAGTGATCTAAAAGAAACAACCGTCCAGTTCCGAGAGTATGGTCAAACGCTTCTCGTAACTCTTGTTGCGTTGCCTCAACCTGCGGTAAGTGAAGTAACTTGTTTGCTCTTAAAGACATCATTGACCTAGCTGTGGTTCTCACTGATTCCTCTAAAAACATTAATCCAATGTTGTCTTCAGTGTTTTGTAGGATGTGGTACACCAGTTCTCGCATGAATTGAGATTTACCTAGTCCCGACCCTGCGGTACACAATACAAGCTCCTGTGGTCGTAT